CTTCTAGTCACTAGAAGAAAACTAAATTGTGTAAGAGTGTTCAAGGCCCCCGACTTGGACACTCTTACACTTCTAAATGATTCGGGGGAATCAATGAAAACAGGTCACACAGTTTCAATCGGGTCTTGCGACCCTGGAATGGTGAATGGAAACTTTGCATATCATTTAATTCAACTAGCTTCCGCAAGAGCATCAAGGCTCGGCCCATTTGTTAGAATAAAAGGGTCAGGCTTACTTTCCAAACAGCGCAATCGCGTGGTCAAGCACTTCTTGGAGATGACTGAGTCTGATTGGCTCTTGATGATTGATTCCGATGAGCAGCTTGATGTTCTTACTTTTGATCAACTATGCGAAACAGCGCACGACAAAGAACGCCCTGTTGTCGCAGGTCTAGTCTTTGCAGGCTTCAGTGTTATAGGCAAACCCTATCCAAAGCCTGTTCCCGCAATTTTTCAAGATACACCTGAAGGATTCTTGCCACTCTACAAATATGACAAGAACTCTGTCTTTGAGATAGATGCCGCAGGCACCGGTTGTCTGCTAATACATAGAAGCGTTCTTGAGGCAATACGAGAAGCAGCCGACCCAAATCAAGGCAAAGATTGGTGTTGGTTTTGGGATGGGCCTATCAACGGGCAATGGATTGGCGAGGACTTGCTCTTCTCTCGCCGTATTAGGTCACTTGGCTTTCCAATTTATGTCAACACCGCAGCAGTGCTTCCACATTCAAAGTCTTTTTGGCTAAAGGAAGAACACCACAATTTATGGCGAGATTAAAGCGCAAAGAAACGGCAATGGCTCTGCCTAAGCTAGAACGAGCAATTCAATTGAAACCGAAGAAGAGGAAATCTAGTGGCAATAACCAACGGATACGCGACTCTCGCACAACTCAAATCATCCCTGACGATAACTGACACCAGCGATGATGCTCTGCTTGAGCTTGCCATCACTTCGACAAGCAGAATGATTGATGACTTTACAGGTCGCTTCTTCTATGCCAATGGAACAAGTCTTGCCCCTGTCACAAGATATTACACACCAACTGATCCTTGGAGCCTTGCAGTTGATGATTATGTTTCTATCAATGAAATTGCAACAGATGACGGCTTCAATCAAACTTGGTCAACTGTTTGGGCGACCTCTGACTTTATGGAAGAGCCTGTCAATAACAGTCTGCGTGGATGGCCTTACACAAGGCTTCTTGCAGTGGGCCGTTATGTTTGGCCTTACTACCTCCCTCAAGCCTGTCGCGTGAAGGGCGTTTGGGGTTGGCCTGCCGTTCCCTCCGAAGTCGAGCAAGCCTGCATCATTCAAAGCTCTCGCATATTCGTTCGCAAGCAATCACCCTTTGGAATCGCAGGAACTCCTGAACTTGGAACTGTCCGACTCTCATCAAGGCTCGACCCTGATGTAGAAGCCTTCCTACGCCCAATTAAGAGAAACAACGGATTGGCAGTATGAATCCAAGCCAAGTTCGAGATGGTCTTAAAACTAATCTTCAAACCATCACAGGGCTTCGGGTCTATGACTTAATTCCTGACACTGTGACTCCGCCTGCCGCAGTTGTAGGCCAACTAGATTTCACATTCGACATCGACAACGCCCGTGGTTTAGACCAAGCGCAAGTTGATGTTCTTGTGATTGTGCAACGCTTTTCAGAACGCTCAGGACAAGACAAGTTGGATGCCTTCCTTGCAGGAACTGGCTCTGGCTCTATCAAGACGGCGCTTGAAATCGATCGCACTTTGTCAGGAGCAGTGAACACCTTGCGTGTTACAGGAGCCGAAGCAGGCACTTATGACTCACAGGGAGTTTCATTTCTCTCTTACCGATACAGACTCACGATTTGGGGATAAGGAGAAAATAATGGCTTACAAGGTCATCTCAGGCCGCGAGGTCTGTGGGAAAAAACAAGGTGAGGTTCTTACCTTGAAAGAGTTAGAAGATGCAGGCGCAAACATTGATGCTCTCATTGTTAGTGGCCACATTCAAGCAAGTCAAGCAAGTCAACCAGTAATCAAACCAGCACAAGAAGGAGCCAAAAACTAATGGCAAAAATCGTTCTCACCAATGCTGTTGTCACAGTCAATGCAGTTGATCTCAGTGATGCAGTGTCATCAATTACGCTCAATTCATCATTTGATGTCGTAGAAACTACCGCATTTGCAACCGCCGCAGCTCGCACCCGTGTCGGCGGTCTTGTAGATAATTCCATTTCGTTGGAATTCCACCAAGACTATGCTTCAGGAGAAGTTGAAGCAACAATCTTCCCACTTTTAGGAACAGTCACAACTGTCACTGTCAAGCCTGTAAGCGGAGCAACAGCAGTGACTAATCCTCTCTACACTGTTTCTTGTCTTGTTTCAGAGTGGACACCACTCAATGGAGCTGTTGGAGAACTTGCAACTGCTTCTGTAACTTGGCCTGTAAGCGGAGCAATCACAAAAGCAACTTCCTAATATGCCGAAACTTGTTCTCAATAATGCCTTGGTGACATTTGCATCGACTGACTTATCGTCATCGATTTCAAGTGTCACTTTAAGCACTGCCTTTGACATTATTGATGTGACAAGTTTTGGTGATACTGCGAAACGCAGGATTGCCGGCCTTGCCGATAATTCCGTTTCGTTTGAATTTCTCCAGGACTACGCATCAGGGTCAGTTGAGGCAACAATCTATCCGTTGCTCGGCACTGCCGTTGCCTGTGAAGTTCGACCTGTCAACACAAGTGTTAGCGCAACAAATCCCAAATACAATTTCTCAGTGCTTGTCGCCGAGTGGACACCTCTCAACGGGTCTGTCGGATCACTAGCAACTGCGAGCGTGACTTGGCCAATTTCAGGCGCAATCACGAAATCAACAAGTTAAATCTACTAGGGGGAAAAAATGGATGGATTAAAAATAAGAGTTGTCACAACCGATGAGGTTGATGCAACTTATTCACTTCGACCAAGAGTCATTGTGGAGTTTGAGCAGAAGTATGGCAAAGGTTTGGCCAAGTTAATTGCAGAAGAGCAGAAACTAGAACACATCTATTTCTTGGCTTGGTCTGCGATGAAGCACAATGGTCGCGTTGTCAAACCCTTCGGCAATGACTTCCTTGACACTCTTGAAGAAGTTACGCTGGTGACCGACCCTTCTTCCGAATCCACAGAGATAGCCTGACTTATTCAATAGCAGCTCTTTCTGTGGAGTCGGGCATTTCGCCGGTGGCATTACTTGATGCACCTGATGGCATTCTTGAGGCAATGTTTGTGTATGTGAAGGAACGAGCAAAGGCGCGAAACAAATAATGGACTCACCAAATTATAGAATTTCTCTTCAAGGAGTTAATTCAACAATTACAGCCCTTGAGCGTTTCGCGCCTGACCTAAAGAAAGCACTTGATAAAGACATCAAGCGTTCTCTCAGTAAAATAGTCACCGATGCCAAACAACTAATTCCAAGTGACATACATCCTTCAGGATGGGCCCGTGAGAATAAGAGTGCAGGTTTAATCGGGCCACTAGCGCAGAACAAAAGTCGTGGCGGTTTTGTCAATTTTGATGTTAGCAAAGCAAGGGCAGGAATCAAGACAGTCAGTCCTAGTTCTAAATCAACTAACTCAGGCTTTCGCAATTCTTACGGAGTTGTTCAGCGTGACAAGGCAGGCGCTATCTTTGAAACTGCTGGTCGTGGAAGCAAGGCAAGTCGCGCTAGAACCCGCGCTTCACGATCAACAAACCCAACTGCCTCTCAAGATTTTATCCAAGCAATTGAAAAGTATTATGGAGTTCTTCCCACTTCGAAACAATTGGGCAATGATAAAGGTCGCGCTCTAATTAAGTCAGTTGATGACAACAAGAAGAATGCGCAACGCGCTATCTTTGCGGCAATTAAAGATGCCGAGAACAAAGCTCAAGCGCGTATGGATGCAAATTTGAGCAAGAGAGAGGAATAACTGATGGCAATTTTTGAACGCATTGTCACAGTTTACAACGACAAAGGTTCCAAGCAGGCTGTCAAAGACCTGAACAAACTTGAGAAACAGTTTCAAAATGCCGGCAAGAAAATTGCCAAAGCCTTCGGCGTTGCTGCCCTCGCAGCAGGGGCGCTTGCCATCAAAATTGGCAAGGATGCGGTTCAAGCCGCAATGGAAGATCAGAAGAGCCAAGTCCTGCTTGCCAATGCTCTGCGCAATACAGTCGGCGCAAGTGATGAGGCCATAGCAGCTTCCGAGGCGTTTATCCTCTCTCTTCAAAATCAACTTGGCGTTGCTGATGATGAATTGCGACCTGCCTTGGCGGTTTTGGCAACCGCGAGTGGAGATTTATCTCAGGCACAAACGCTTCTCGGACTTTCCCTCGATGTTGCCGCAGGATCAGGTAAGAGTCTTTCAACAATTACATCAGCACTTGCCAAGGCGCAAAATGGAAACTTCACTGCGCTTCAAAGATTATTCCCTGCCCTCGATAGAAACGCAATTGCAAGCGGCGACCTAGTTGCACTCACTCAACAACTTGCTGACTTATATGGTGGCGCAGCGCAGGAAAATGCCAACACATTTGCTGGTCAAATGCAAATTCTTAAATTAAGATTTGGTGAGATTTTAGAAACTATTGGTTATCGCTTTTTACCAATTTTGGAAAATTTAGTTCAAGTCATAAATCAACAGGTCGTTCCTGCAATAGAGAGTTGGCTTGAAGCCAATGGGGAAAAATTAGCAGGTGTTTTTGAAAACGCTGTTGGTTATGTTGTCGCCTTTGCCAAGAGCCTTTATGATGCCTTCAATTTTGTGGCTAGAAATATAGATGTATTTAAGCAACTAGGTGCAATTTTAATTGCAACCTTTGCTGGTGCAAAAGTAGCAGCAGCAGTCACCGCTTTTGTTGGCGCTATAAAAGCCATCATTTTGATAATGAAGGCACTAAGAACTCAAAGCCTTCTAACCGCAGGTGCGACTGCTCTTGCCACAGGCGGAGCTTCAGCAGCTCTAGGAGCGGCAGCCTTTACTGCTGCTCTAATTGGCATAAATGTCGCAATGAAGAAGTTTGGTGACACAGCCGACTCGACATCCGACAATTTAGATTTTGACTTCAAAGCCCTGAAACTTGGCGCTAATGATTACACCAAGGGCCTTGACAAACTTACTGTCACTCAGAACAAGAACACGGCTGCATCCAAGAACGCAGCGAAAGCCGCAGCCTTAGAACTTGCAACAAAGAAAGGTTTGGCGGCCCTTGCTAAGTTAGGCGTGAAGCCAACAACTGAGAAAGACCCAATTCAACTTGAAGCAGCTCGACTGAATCTAATAAAGCAAGGCAACTTGGAAGAAGCTCGCCGAGTTGATGCAATAATGAAAAACCTCGAAGCGCAGATGAAACTTAACGATGCTGCGCAACGATACGCCGACCTCTTGCAAGTGCTATCGGATCAGACAATTTCAAGTGAAGAAGTTTCTGTCCTTGCCGCAAAGTGGGGCGTGACCACAGGTCAAGTCCTTGAATACATCGCAAGAATCTATGCAGCAAGCACCACAGACCTTAATGACGGCCCTATCGTCAACCTTCTAATGAAGTGGGGTCTTACAAAAGAAGAAGCTGAGAAGTATGTCGATTTTACTCGCGCTCTAAAAGACGAGAAGATAGACGACAAAGAAATCGAAGAATTGATGGC